AAAGTTAAGCTAATAACTTTTTGTGAATCTTCGGTTTTAACTTGGTAACTCATGGTTAAATACTCTCTTTTAAAAGGCGCATTAACGCGCCTTGTGGTGTGAGTGGGTTAGATTAAAACGGAATTTCATCGCTATCATCTTGCGCTTGGTAGGCGTTAGATTTTGCTTGATTGTGTGCGTTTTGTGGTGGCGTAGGGCGTGTCGGTGCTTGAGTTTGCGCCTGTGGTGCTTGCGCTTTGGCAGGGCTTACAGCACTAATCCAGTTACCTGTTTTGCCGTCAATGTCCCAAATCTGTACCTTAATGGCCATTGCTTTACCAACTAAAGCGGTCATTAAATCCATATCTTCGGGTGCATCTTTGAGCTTCGCAAGTTTACCGCCACAATTAGCGTCAATGGCTGCAAGCATTTGCTTGGCTTTGTCGCCTTGTTTTTGGCTAAACACTTTTAACTTTTGAAACAATACGCGGTTCGCATATTCCTGTGGGCGCATCACACGCCATTTTAAATTGATGTAAGACTCGCCTTGGTATTCAGACCATTTTGCTTCTTCAATCGCACCGATTAAGGCCGTGTTATTGGGGATAGGCGTAATTTCACCGCCGCCTGATTCAAACGTGGTGGAGGATTCAACAGCAGAACCATCTTGTTTTTGCCAAAATGACATAATCGTATCTCCTAATGCGCCTTTTTACGGGCGCGTTTGTTTAATGCGCGTTAATGCGCGGGTTATTGTTGATTGTAAAAAGGGATTAACGGGATTAAAGGATTTTCGCCCTTGTTGACTTCAATCTCATCGGGTAGGGCATAACGGTTTTTAGCGTCAATATAGCCAATTGTGCCGTCACTCGATGTAATGAGTACACGTTCGCCAGTATTAGTTACGCGGCCAAACTTGGTTGTTTGGCCTTTCTTGTTTTCTTCATTGCCCACCACAAAGTCGCGGGCTTTGAGATAGGCGACAATATCACTACTTGATACATACACGGCGCGTGAGCGTTCGTGCATATCCAAACTATAAGCGACATATTCGCCACCATCTGGGCGGTTTTTCATTTTGACAACGCCTGTATGTGCCAAAAACACGACACTGATACCGCGCTTGCGTAGATGTTCACACGCGGCGCGTAACTTGGCGTGCATATTTGCAACAACAAGATAGCCTTTGTTATAGCCGCCTTGTGCTTCGCCAATGTTGCTTGCGCCTTTGTCGTCAAACTCTACGACTTCTTGCTCAAACATGATGTTAAGCGCGGTTATTGAGTCAATAACTACGGTTTTAAAATCGTGTTCTTGAGTCATTAACTCGCGTAATTGCTCAAACAAAACTTCGCTTGTTTTGATGTTCTTTTTGGCATTTGGTACAGGCAACTGGGGAAAAAAGGCAGGCTGTAAATGTTCGGGCATTGTCTCAAAAACAGACGTAGCGTTTTCGGCTTGTACAAAAATCGGATTTGGGAACATACCCGCTAAGCTAGATTTACCACTGCCAGCGAAACCTACAATAGTAATAACTGGGGCTTGTGGGGTAGCTTTTTTAATGCTTGCTAAGATAGACATTTGTTTAACTCCATTGGATTGCGTTTGCATCAAGCTAGGCCGTTGGCTATCGCTTGATAAGCACAATTTAATTACTTTTTATTGTTATGTCAACAAAAATATATAGAAAATCTATATTTTTATTGTTACTATGTAACCATCTTAAACAAGCATAGAGACTAAAAAAATGAGCAATACACGACTTTTAACTATTCCAGAGATTCGTGAGCGTTTACAAGATAGACGTTTAGAGATGGTAGCAGTTGCGACTGGCTTACACTACAACACAGTTTTATACCTAAAAACTGGCAGCGCATCGGGTGCAAACATTTCGACAATCGAAAAACTCTCAGCTTATTTATTAAAAGATTGTGAGTGTGACTGCATTAGTAATAAAAGCAACTAAAACAGGACTATAACAATGATAAATGATATTTTTGACTATATAGAAGCAGGCTTTAAGGTCTTTGGCTTGCATGGAACGACAAACGGCCTTTGTAATTGTGGCGATGCTGAGTGTACGGCAATTTTAAAACACCCTGTTATTAGCAACTGGCAAAACGTCCCCCATTGGTCAGATGAGCAAATCGAATGTTTTGATGAGATGGGACATTTTAACAGTGGTTTTGGTGTCATTGTTAAAGGCTTTTTGGTCATTGATGTTGACGCTAGAAACGGCGGTGTGCCATCGTTTAAAAAGCTGTGCAAAGACGTGCCAAGCCTTTTAGAGTGCGCTTTTATTGTCAATACGGGAAGCGGTGGCGGTAGTCAGCATTGGTATTTTAAATTGAGTGATGATGACAAAACAAAGTCATTGATGCAAACGCATAAAAAATATGTTGGCATTGATTTTAAGTCTAGCGGCTATGTAGTGGGCGCTGGTTCGCTACACGAAAGCGGCTCTAACTATGAAACGGTCAAAGGCTATCCGCAAGATGTGGGTTTTGCGCCGCATGAATTGATTGCTTTATTAGAGCGTCCTGCTTTTTACCGAGTGAGCAACAATGGCCAAGATTTAGATATTGATGAACAGCACATCGTAACCCTGCTAGGCTTCATTGACCCGTCTATTGACTATAACGAGTGGGTAAGTGTGGGCATGGCCATTCATCACTGCTTGGGTGGTGGTGGCTTTGATATATGGGACTCATGGAGCGCACCAAGTACCAAGTACGGCGGCACAAGCGTACTAAGCAAGCACTGGCACAGCTTCGGCAAAACGAGTAACCCCGTAGGCTATGGCACGTTATTACACTATGCCAATGAGGGCGGCTACTGTGAGCCTGTGACGTTTGTTTATGATGGTTCGCTTGGCTCTATCGATGACTTAGATTGTAGTAATGATTTAAAGTCAAATCTTGACAGTGTAAAGAATGATAAAGAGCTAAAGGTTAAAAGCGTTTTAGATGAGCCTGTGGACTTAAAACGCCCACCCGATTTCGTTGGTTCATTAACAGAGTGGATTAACAGCCAGTGTTTATATCCGCGTGAGAATCTAGCAGTGGCGTGTGCGCTTACGGCTGTTAGCAGCTTGGCAGGTATGCGTTATATTGATGAATTGGACGGCATAACGCCAAACATTTTATCTTTTTGTGTGGCAGGTAGCGGCACAGGTAAAGAGCAAATAATGCAATGCTATCTTAACATTGCTAAGACCGCAGGGGTGCAAGGGGCAATTCATGGCGGCTTTAAGTCCGAACAAGAAGTCATGCGTAATTTAATCCGCCACCAAGCCGCTTTTTATTGTATTGATGAATTAGGCTTGGTACTGAATAAACTAGCCAACGCTGGCAAAAAAGGCGGGGCATCTTATTTGGAGGGTGTTGTCGGGTCGTTAATGAGTGTTTACTCAAAAGCGAATGGTTATTTACCAATTACGGGCGACCTTAAAGAAGAATTAAAGGCTAAGCTCATCGGAGAGTACGCACAGATTGAGAAGAAGCTAGAAAAGTTACCCGAAGACACGTCAGTCGACAATCAGCGACAACAGCTAGAAGAAGTCAAAGACGCAATCATGGCGGCTATAAGTAATGTAGATAACGGATTAGAGAATCCATATCTAACCATGATTGGCTTTACCACGCCAGTCACGTTTAATGAGCTAATGACTTACGACATGGCCACGAATGGCTTTCTAGCGCGTGCTATGTTGTTTCAGGATTTAGAGACCAACCCTAAACGTAAAACAGGCTTTAAAAAACAGCCCATGCCTGAGTATTTAGCCAACACGCTACGCAATCTATACGCGCATGGCCACTATGACGCTTTAGAGCGCAATGGAGCGCGTATAGAGCAATTAGGCGACAAAACCACGCTGCCCACTTCTAGCAATGCTATAGACGCGCTAACTGAGGTGTACGAGCGTTTTTATAATTTAGCTGAGTACCATAAAGCAACCACTGGCTTAGAGGCTATTGCAAGACGTGGTTATGAGCTTGCATCAAAGATAAGTTTGATTTGTGCTTTACCAAGCGGATTACGCA